CTTACGGCCCCTGAATCGCTTGCAATCTGCATTATCCCTGATCATCATGGTTGCACCGACCCGCGCGGACCCCCCTGCCGTAGTAGGGGAGGCCAGACGGATGGCGTTGGAGGCCCTTGATCGGTACACCGATCTCGGGGTCGCCGCGTGGGCGAGGGGTGAGGCTAGGAGAGACGCTGGTAAGTCGATCCAGTGTATCCGCATGTTTTCGCGGGTACACCGGCTTACTGAACCAGCATCAGACCAGGATATTCCTGATCTTCTTGCCTACTACAGTGACCTTTGGCTTTCGGGGAAGTTCATCCCCTTGGCCAAGTGGGCCACTGCGACACCACTCGCACACATGGCGGGCGTAATGGACCTTTTGACTGGCAAAAGAATCCACAACGACCCTCCACCTAAACCTGACTGGCTTCCAAATGGAACCAGCCCTCTTACCGCACTCTTCCCGACATTGGATGTTCGGTCGGTGAAGTGTGCGTACCGCACCAGACTCGGTGAGCGTAAGACCGGCCGCCCCTCAAAGCGGGCCCGGCATCTCGCCTGGTCTCTCCTCGGCTCTAAGGCCATGTTCCCTTCAATGTGGGTTGATCAAGTTGGCAAAAGCCTTCAGGATCACGCCACGCTGCTAGGGCACACGGAACCCCCTCCACTGGGGGACCTCGCTGAGGAGATGATCGATCTGGTGGCGGAATCCATCTCCCTCATCACTACCCCAAAAACCATCAACTACTCAGGTCTACCCCGGCCTCGCCTTTCATCGTCGGCGGGCTGGGTGAAGATGTTCGATCAGGAGGCGCGTCGCTGGACCACCATGTGTGGAACCAGAGCCGCTCAATTTGAGCGGTTGGGGGGCTTCTTTGGCTCCGAGCTCGTCCACATGGACTATCGTCCGTGGTCGGGTGTCGTTGAGACTCGGGGCATCCCCTACGCGTTCGATTGGCACGATTGGGACTTTGATCCCTTAGTGTCGATCGTTGCTCTCCAAGAGCCCTTCAAGATTCGAACAATCTCCATCGCCGATGGGCCTGCCACGGCGGCCGCCTCTCCTTTACAGAAGATCTGGCACAGTCAACTTCGATCCCTTGCACCCTTCTCCTTGATTGGAGGGGAGCGGGTCGAGAAGGCTGCACGTGAGGTCTTCCCTAACTGGGACGCTGCGCCGTTCGTGTCAGGTGATTATTCGGCCGCGACGGACCGTCTGTCTATGCATGCCTCAAAACGCATGCTAAAGGGACTGCTAAAACGGGTGGCTCTAGAGCCAAAGCT